ATTTACCGAGTTGTAATCTGCACTTGTCACCGTGGTGTTGTTGAGCAGATCTTCGATCTGTTCAGGTCCGACCGCGATGAATTTGGGTATCGATGGATCGACGCTGCCGTTGTCGAAGACCTTGCGGGCTTCAACAAGTTTAGCAATTGTCAACCCAGCCGCCGGAGAACCGACGCCCACGCTGTTGGAGTTGCTCGTAGATGTACTACCCGATTTCCCGGTGGACGCTGTTCCCAGCGCAGCCGAGATGATCGAATCGTCAACGGCACGCCCGATTGCATACGCAGCTGCGTTTGCATAACTGGACGTTGGATCGATAAGCATCTGNACCTTGTCNGGNTCATCGATCAAATCCGCATATTCATACGAATCCATTGTAACCATTCTACGAGAGTGAGGTGTGTCAGACAGCGGGGTATCCGCGTGTCGTGACGTCCTTTTCTGTGCGGTTGCTGATCCTCATCACACTACGGCTTTCGCCGCCACCTTTGCAGGCTTTGTGCGCTGGACTTTCTCTTCATCTGCTAGAGATGCTTGCCGTCAAGTCTCTACACGTTCTCCTTGCGGAGCTTCGCTCGGGATTAGCAGTTAAGCCTTCCCCGAATTTGACAAGTTTTCAGCTGGGTGTCGCCATCCAGCTAGGCAGGTTAGTCTACCTGGTCGAAAAACGCTTTCTCGCCCGTCACAGCTTCCTCACTTACAGACGACCTCAACAAGCTGCCCTTCTGCTGTGAAAGCAGCTGGACATTGGTTGAAAACATCTGTGAAAAGGCAGTAGTTACTTGTGTACTCATTTACTGACCTCTCAGTAGCAAGTTGAAAAAAACGAGCTACCCGCAAAATTGCAACGGACTCTGGGTTTGGGGTTGCAGGGGCGCGAACGCGCTTATCCCGACTTGTCATCATGCAAGCGCGTGCCTGGGCCTTGCGGCTTATCAGGCGGCTGCCCGCGTGAATTGGTTATTCTTCTTCTGGATGCTTTTGCTTCTGCATCTCCAGAACTTGATCGACATAGCTTTGGTGCTGCGGATGACGCGCATCCCAATAGGGGCCGTCCGGCCGCATCAGCTCGGCGATCTTCTGATCGGCTTCGGCCGGTGTCATTGCAGTGCTGCCCTTGTCGCCAATCAATTTGTCTTCGCTGACGCTTTCATTGATCCAATGCGCGGCGGCAACCACTGTTTTGATGAATGCCGGGTTGTTGACCAGCGGCGTGCCGTCGGCCAGCGTCAGTTCCATAATGCCNTCGGCACCGAACTCGTTTAAGAGATTGTCGCCCATCTCCAGCCGGTCCTTGAGAGCGTTGCCGTATTCCTTTTTAAGTTCTGTCTCGGCGGCGGTCTTGGCGGCTTCGACGGCATGTTGGATCTCTTCTTCACTGCCGCCGCCATGCTCTCTGGCGATGTCGGTGTACCAGGCAACCAGCTTCTGCGCCTGGCGGGCGCTGAGACCGGCGTCATGGGCCGTCGATCTAAAGTTGTTTACAAAGTCGTCATCCAGCGGCTGGTCGCCGAAGTCGAACTCGTAGCCGTCGGCCTCGTCGGGCCTGCCCAGCTTTTGATAGACCTGGTTCCAGTCGTCATCGGATGCCCACTTGCCGGGCACCGGGATCTTCTCNGCGCCGACCATCGACTGGGCGTGGATCATTGTTTTGGCCAGGGCTCCAACGTCTGTAATATTTTGTAACGATTGGTGATCCCTGAGATCATCGGGCAGCTGGTCGCGCCAGTCGCCGTCCGTTAATGTTTCGGTGTCTGCTAAAATTGTTGCAGACGGTGCTCCCTCGGGCTCGCCCGAGACATCCGCTACCTGCTCTTCCACTGTGATTTACTCCTCTTTGATTGGCGGCCGGTCCTTAATCATGTTCTGCATGAACAGCACCACACTCCGTTGGCCGTCGCGGAACGCGGTTTCGTGAGGGTCATTTGAAAACACCGGGGCATGGATATGGAACCTCAGTTCGAGGTCTTCCATGATCACTTCGCCATCGTTGCTTTCGAGAATAAATTTATAGGCTGAGCGTAAATCTTCAGGGGTCATGCCGCGCCCGGTCCCGGTATGATCTCAGCACCTGGCGGCGGTATGATCTCAGCACCCGGCGGCGGTATGATCTCAGCACCTGGCGGCGGTTCACCTTCCGGCACCGCCATGCCTTCCTGCACGGCCTTGATTGCCGGAGCGGCCTGCCCGGCCGCTTGCGCGGTTGCCAGGGCGTCTTGTTTCTGTTCTTGCATCTGCATCTGCATCTGGCGTTCCTGGCGCATCATCTGCACTTCTTCGCCGCCGCGGACTACGGTAGCGGGTATGCCCAGCACTTTGATTGCGTGTTTCGCCAGACCGTCCATATCGATCCAGTCGATGATGCCGGGCTCCAGCGACTGCAGCGGGCCGAGCATTTCCAACATCCGAACAATAGACTGCACATCGCCGCTGCGCTGGGCCTTGGCGATCGGTGATACATACTCGATCTCGATATCGAAGCCGTTCATAAATTCCGGCGCGGCGGGCAGCTTCCTGGCCCGCGACAGGATCTGAAAACACCGTTCGATCAGGGGCTGCAGAAACTCTGCCTGCAATCTGCCCAGCACCGGGCCGAGCAGTCTCATTTTTTCTTCGGTGCGCTGGATGACCTCGGTGGCCGTCATCGTCTGGTTCTGCGACAGGATCAGCTGGTCGACGTAAAAAGCCGATCTGATCGCCTGCCGTCGCTGGTCTTCCATCTGCAGGCCGAGGGGCTGGTTGGCCCCGATGTTCAGCGGTTCGATGCGGTCCCTGGTGCCTGACCGATAAAAGTTCAGCCCGCCAGGCACTGTTCTGATCGGCAGCATAAAGCCGTCGTCTGGGAGCATCAGCGGCGGATCGATCTGCTTCTGCGCCGCCCTGATGGTAATCTCGCTCATTTTGTTGAGCATCTTGACGTCGGCCAAACACGCCATCGCGCAGGAATGGCCGAAGCCCAGTGTTTCCGTCGAGGCCTTCAGCCAACGCGGCACCACATAGGGCATCTCGTCGTAGCCCGACTCGCCGAGGACGACCTTCTCTTCGGAATCGATATAGATCGAGGCCCAAGGTTTGTTCTGTTTGCTTTTCTTGGTAACGTCGCGATCGTCCCTCGGCAGAACCACATGCACCAGTTCGACCATCTTGTAGGGATCGCGTTCGTCTTCACGCTTGATGCGGTCGCTGATCTTCTCGCCGAACTGAGCGATCGCCGCGCGAGCCGACATCTTAAACTTGCGAAAGACCGTATCGACACGGCCCTGCTCGTCCTCGCCGAGGAAACATTCGGCAATGTGCCGGGTGGAAAACCGATAGCTGGTGACCGGGTCTTTCTCGACAAACATGATGGCGGTGCCAAAGCACACCAAATCATCGTACATTTCATGGACTTGTTCTTGGAAGTTGGATCGCTGGAAAGCCTGGTACATGGTATTTTCGGCGGCTTCCAGCCATTCCTTGGCAACGTCGTCGTCTTCCAATATCGGGTCAGTATATCGAAGCGTAAACCAGGGTGTCGCCATGTTGGTGAGCATACCGTGCAGGCTGGCCGACAGCATCTCGGCCGCATGGATGGCGGTGCCGTCGAAGATCAGCTCGGTGCGTTTCTGTCCCTCGGTGCGCTGCTTGGTGATGTCGGCTTTGCGCGGCCGCATATAATCGGCGACTTCCTGCCAATGCACTTCCCAGGTCGAGCGCCGTTCTTCCAGTTGGGTTAGCCGTCTGAGAAGAACGACCGCTTTTTCATCTGCTGGCATCTATGCCCCCAGTAAATTCTTAGTGGTTGTCGGCACCGTTTCGAGCAGCGCCGCCATCGTCGGGCCTTTGCTTCTCGCGGCGGCGGCACTGCCTGCGGCGGCCGCCGTTGTCGTTCCGCCGACCCGTGTGACCCCGCCGGTCCCAGTTGCACTTGCCGAGCGGGCTTGAACGGCTTTCGCCTGGCCGCCCGGCTGCTTCCGCAANATCCGCTTCTTGGGAGGANTTGGGTCGGCCCATTTGTCGTACCTGTCATCATCANCACTCATAAATGTGGTGTCCCAGCGGCCGGTCTCTGGATCTCGCCCGTGTTCGTCGAGCGTGCGGTTCCGATCACGAATGCCTACCGAACGCCACACTGCGTCACGATCGTCCATAACGTCTTTGGCAATATTAACCGCGGTGCCAAACCCCGTGATCAGGCTGCCGCCGGGAATCAGTATTCCGGCCAGTGTCTTTAAAAAAGTTTCACCCGGTGTCGGCGCATCCCACATATGGAACTTAGCCGCTTCCCCTGCCGTCGGAGTGCGGCCAGCATAAGTCGGCGAATCTGGATGAAATCTACGGGTATAGAGTTCTCTCGCCGCGTCGGATCTACCGACCGCCAGGTGTGGGTCGCTCCGGCCGCCGGTTTGTTTCTGCTCGGCTGGCTGAGTGTAGCCTGGCACTTCCGTGAACTCCCACTTAGCCTCCGGGTCATCACCGGGCGTTACTGGGTCAAGCGTCCGTCGAGCGGGCACCGTCGGCTCTGTCTTGCCCAGAGTGACTGTACCTTGCCCGGTATCGTAATCGCTGCCTTCAGCACTGCCGCCAAAGCTCATATCAGCCTCCACCCAGCAAGGTTGGTGCCGTCACCGGCATCTGTTCTGGCAATAGGCCGCGAGGGCCGGTCAAAATCGTTGAGCTGACGCCGCGCTTGCGTCTGATGCGATCCCGCTCCTTGGCCGACCTTGTCCCTTCCGCCGGAATTGGATTGACCGGGGGAGCTGGTGGCGGCGGCGGCACTGGCGGCGGCGGTGGTGGCGCTTTAGGTGACAAAAAACTCATATTCTGTTCTCCAGTGGATTGTAGGCGCTCTCCGCAATCATCTGCGGTGGCACACCGTTATTCGGCGTGTCCCGCTGTGCAAGGGCACAATAGCGCCAGCAGTCTGCAGCATGGGATGACCAGTCGTGTTTTACCCTCGACCGGAACATTCTATTCTTGGGATCGTAAACCCGGTGATAGAATCGCAGCGCCTCGAGCAGCTGGTCGCATTTCTCCTTGTCAAACCAGGCCTTGGCCAAAAGCATCTTGGCCGCATGGATGCCGTCTTCTATCGGAAGTTTCGGCACCACTTCAAAATTGATGCCCAAATCCCACGCAATTTCTCGGCGGCTTTTGCCGCTACCCATTTCACGCACCTCAATATCGTGCGGAGCATGGTGACGACCATAGAGATAACCTTTTTCATCAAGCATCCTCGCATAAAAAGGCAGGCCCTCGTTCCGTGCTTCAAAATAATCTATAACGTGTAACGCTCGACCTGCCGATTGGGTGAAAATCACGCTGGTCGCATCATTAACACCCAAATCAAAATGAGTATCGACCCGCAAAGTCGGGTCATAAGGCACCTTGCAAATCCGCCCAGCTTCATCAACTTTCTGCAGCTCCTTGCCAAATACCGCGCCCGGCACAGCCGCCTCGAAACTACATAAAAATTCCTGGCGGTAAGCATCCTCATTCATACTTGCCCGTGCCGCGTCTAATTCCTTTTGCGGGATAATTCCCGTCTCCGAAGCTTTATACATGACCCGATACCACTCAGGATCATCAGCAGCAGCCTGCCAGTAATCATAAAATAAATTATGCCCCTGCGGCGTGCCAATCATACAACACCAGCTGCCCGGCCGATCAACCAACATAGGCCTGATGACCTCAGTAAATATGGTCTCCGACATGATGCCCATTTCATCAATGACAATGCCGTCAGAATACATGCCTCTCAGCCTGGATTCGTCTTCACCTCCAAGCAGCTGGATGCGCGCGCCATTAGGCAAATCACAGCGCAGCTCAGTCTCGTTAAACTTAACCCCAGGAATCCCCTCGGCAAATTGATGCATGTAATCCCAAGCAACCTGCTTGGCCATGCGATAAGAAGCCGTCAAATAATGATAACGCGGACTCTTCTTGCCACACTGCACAGCCGCTCTCAGTAGATGATTAAGCAGACAGACCGTCTTGCCCCAGCGACGATGGCAAACCACTACAGACCACCTGTGAGCCTCGAGCTGCTGGTGAAGCTCCGCCTGCAGCGGCCGCGGCGTGTAAGGGATCTGGATCTCAGTCACAGTGGCTCCGAAGGTTCCTTTTTGATATATACGCTATAAGAGCTGGCGGGCGGTTTTTGGGGGGTAGGGGGGGGTCCGCTCTTAGATTTTCGTTCACGCACAGCAGGGCGAGGTTATTAAAACCGCAGGTCAGCGCCCGGCATCTCTTGCGTTGGGCTGGCCTCGGGTTTCACACGGGTTCAATTTAAAAATAAAATGGCGGAGGGGTATCGATCCACCACATAGTTTAGAATGATAATAGTTCTCGACCACACGCGCGTGCCGGTACGCCTTTGACTTAGACACTACTACTCTTCCTCGTACCCCTGCTCGCTCTACCTACTCAGCAATCTCTTCCGCCTGCGTGCCAGGTTGCTACCTCTCGACAGCACCCGCAGGTTGCCACCTGAGTTATCCATCGCATTATTATTCTTATGGTCCACATCCTTGCCGTCACCCTTCGCCACCCTGCCTACCTTTGCCAGGCGGTAGCGTGCTCTGTTCCGGCTGGCTCGCGTCTGCCGTCGCTTGGGCGTCTCTGCTGCGTACTCGGCTCGATAGTTTCGTTTTGCCATAATCTACAACCAGCCGTCTAGGATCAGCAGCACGGCGAACACTATGCCGACCAGCATGATCGGCCAGAATAGGTGATCCAAAATATTGTCGTCATCGTTCATCCTTCACCAGCCTGATAACCTTGGCCTCGGGCTTTTCTTCCATGACCGTATCGTCACTGCCACCGCCCCAGCTCAGCGTAATCACATTATTACTGGCTGTATCTCCGGCATTATTGCGAATACCTCGAGGCTGCATCCGTGCAAAGCACCACTTCATCGTATCGATCTCGACCCGTCTGCGCTGCACTTCGGCGTTAGCCAGGCTGCGTTCGACATTATCAAGCGGTTGCCGGGCNAGGTCGAACATCTCATCGGCCAACACCTCGGCACCAATGGCTCGAGCCTTGATGTACATCTCATGCAAATCTTCATTGCGCTGCACTGCCTGCAGCACCGTCGTAAAGTACGGCATTGCCGGATCGCCCTGCGGTTTGCAGATACTCTTCAGCGACTTGCCTTTCGCAAGCTCGTCGCAGACAGCCCGCATCTTGGTCTTGTTGAGTTTACCTGCCATTACTATAAAACCATGCTAAGTCATTGTTGTTAAACGCAATTTTTCGGTCACGTACAGCGGCCATGATCAAAAAGAAGCTGCCGTATTATTCGCCTCCAACGTCTTTTCTACGTCTTCGATCGTGGCACTGAGAGCCGCGTCGTAAGCAGTGAGAATCGCATACATCTTGGAGTTCTGATCCGAGTAGATTACCGAT